GCGTTAGCACGGTAGCGACTGAAGTACACCATAAGAAAAAGCATGAAGGAAACTATGATTTGTTTTGGGATAGATCGAATTGGTCAGGACTATGTCATAAGTGCCATAGCAAGCGGACAGCGAGAGGCGAATAGGCCCGTCCCCCCGCCAAAAATGTTTTAGCCTGATGGATGAAGACCGCAAGCAGCCTCTGGCGTGTGAAAAATTCCCAATGGAAAAATTTCAGGATTCCCTATGGAAGAATCCCAAAGGGGAATTCATTTTTTTATTCGCTATATTAGAAAAGGAGGTGGATATAAAATGCCAGCTGCAATTGAGGCTGATTTTTCAAAAAAACATCTAACAAATAAAGAAAAAAATGTTAAAAAAGATGCAAAAGCAAGTGTAACGCCAAGCATTAAATTAAAAATTCCGAGTTGTATTCGTAATGATGTAAATCTTTATAAAATTTGGAAACAGACCGTAAAATTGTATGACGGCACAGAATTGTTAAACGCTCTTGATACAAATTTGCTGGCACGGTATTGCGAAGAAACTTTAGCCAGAAACCAGTTGCTTGATCTCCGAAATCAGAAGCAGAACATTACGGCCCTACTTGATAGGAGTGTCGATAAACTCCGTGAAATAGTGGAGGATAATTCGATCAGGAATGATATCGGGGAAGAAAATTTTTTGAGCATTTTAAGAATTATCACGATTGGAATGGAAAAGTTCGGCGTTGACACGATGCTGAAGATTGAAACGCGTATAGAAGCGAAAACCAAATTGCTTAATCAGATGGAATTGTCATTGTATATGAACCCAAGAGCGCGTGCCGGTGCTGTTCCGCAAAAGCCGGATAAGGAAGCAAAGGATGATCCGAATGCGGAAATGTTCGACTAAAATTGATCTGAAGCCCTATCTGAAGGATATTGATAATCTCCATCCGACAACACGGTACGCGGTAGAAATCCTTTCCGGGAAGCGGGGACCGGCAAACAAATGGGAAAAAAAGTCCTGTGAACGTCACATAAAAGATTTACAGCGGCAGGGGACAGATGAATTTCCTTATGTGTTTGATGAAAGCCGGGCGAATAGAATATTTGATTGGTTTGAACGGTGCTGCCGACACCCGCGCGGCGTCTTTTCCGGTCAGCTAATTCAGCTTAACAGCTCACAAAGATTCGATTATGGTTCGATTTTCGGGTGGGTACATAAGGATACCGGCCGCCGCCGTTTTAAAAAAGCGTTTGACATGAAGGGACGTGGAAACGCGAAGTCGGTAGAGCTGTCCGGCATAGGGCTTTACGGCATGTGCTCCGACTGCGTTTACCCTCCTGAGCATCCGGAATTAAGAGAATATGAATTATCACCGGAAGTGGACTGCGTTGCCGTCGACCGACAGCAGGCCCGGAAAGTTTGGGATGCGGCCAAGACTATGGGAAAGGCCAGCCCGGACATATCAAGCCGACTAAAATTCAAGAATAATTCTATTGAGCATAAGACGCGTGACGGGGAAATGGTTCCGTTCTCTAAAGACACCGAGAACAAAAATGGCGCCGCGCCCTGTATTTATATTATTGACGAATATCACGAGCATAAGACTTCTGCAATGTACGAAGTTGGACAATCGTCAATGGGTAAGCGCGCACAGTCTTTAATGATTATCATCACGACAGCGGGCAAGAACGCTGAAAACAGCCCGTGCAAAAAGGAATACGATCTATGCTGCAAAATCCTTGACGGTAAAATTATCGCCGAGGATTATTTTGTAATTATCCGTCAGCTGGACAAAGACGATAATCCGCACGATTTCAACAACCTTGTGAAAGCAAATCCCATTCTTCAGGAACCCACCGAATACAGCAAAATATTGCTTCAGGAAATTATTGACGAACACAACTTGGCCTATGGATCGGGGGACCCCGCAAAAATCCGCGAATGGCTGATGAAACGCTGCGATCTTTGGCAGGAAGGAAGCTCTGACAAATATATGGACGGGTGCATGGAGAAATGGAAAGAAGGGAAAGTATCACGAGAAGAATTCGAAGAATTAACCAATGGTATGCCGTGCCTGGTAGGAGCGGACCTGTCGAAGAGAATTGACCTTACCGGGCAGGATTTTTTGTTTCAGCTGAATGATGGTCGATACGCTTTGAAAGCCCGAGGGTTTATCCCGGAAACGGCGGTTACCAGGCACGAGCATTCAGACCGTGTCCCGTATCAGGACTGGTGTAATAAAGATTATTGCACTGCGACGCCGGGGGACGTTGTCGACTATAATTATTTGATTTCAAATGCGCAGCAAGAAAAGTCGGATAATCATATTCAGGTTTTGGAGTGGTGCATCGATGCGGCACTGGCCACACAGATGGAAAATACGCTCCAGGCGCAGGGCGAAACCGTAACAGAGGTAAGGCAAAACATCATGACGCTGTCTGAGCCAACGAAAACATTCCGCGAACTGGTTATGCAGGGGAAGCTTATCCATGAAGAAAACGAGTGCCTTGACTGGTGCGTAAATAACGCATATCAGTACAGTGACGGAAACGAAAATATCCGGCTGTCGAAGAAAAATAAGGATGACAGTCAGCGTATCGATCTGTTGGCCGGTGCGATTAACTGTATGGCCAGAATAGTAGTCTTTGACGAAATACCGCGGGATATCAGCGACGATATTTTGTCAGATGATTTCGGCTTTTAGGAGGACTCATGAAACGATTGCAGAAGTTGATTTTATATCTTGATGATATTTTTATCCTGCTGGGGATTGCGGCAATTGTGACGGCATCATATCTGGTTAATGCAATTGTGGGGACTTATGTTCTCGGAATTGCTTTTTTTATTGCCGCCATATTCGCCGGGATGGTCTTGAAAAGCCCGGCACTGCAAAAGATCATCAGCGAAATTCAGAAAAGGAAGTGAACGTAATTGATATTTTCATCAATTCTCGCAAGACAGCCGCCCGGGATGATGCCAGTGTATCAGACAGGAAGCATGTTCGGCGGGTGGAGTTCATCTGCGGGGAAAACGGTATCAGTCGATACGGCAAAAAATGTGGCAACTGCATACCGGTGCATCAATGTTCTTTCAGATGATGTTGCGAAAATTCCATTACAGACGTTTTATAGCCCCAAACGCGGGGAAATCAATCGCATTCAGCCGGAT